TCGTAGAAATGAAGCATTAGTTGTCCGCCTTGGGTTTGAGAGCATTACTTAATGTCTGCCTCTGCTCCACAGTCAATCCATTGATAGTGGTGCTGGTGCTGTTGTTGACAAAACCAGTTTTGAATGTATTTCTAGAGTCATTGTTGGTGGTTGTCAATCTCACACTGTCCTCCACCTTGATCCATCTGATTCCATCATAGCGGAACAATCTGTTTGGCAAGAAATCCAATCTCAGGAAATAATCATTTTTATTGACATTTGATGTGGGGAAGCTGGTTCCGGCGCCGGCCACATATCCATTGGGTGGCACGCCATCTCCTCCATAATAGAATCCGTAATGGCTGCTGGCCGGAGTATCCACGACTGCATTAATGGGTTGGTTTGAAGATATGGAACTAGTGGCGTTGACCCCATCTATTCTCACATTGCCTCTCTCGTCTATGGGCGTGACATAAAATTGCTTATAATTGAATCCAGATTTTGGAGCATCTGCTTCCGCTTGGCTGACAATGGCGTCATTTATTTCTCTTTCCTTGTTGTAAGTGCTCATGTAACTGGCAAGAGATCCAGCCGCGGTGGCGTCGCCAAGTATGTCTCTGAATTCCTGGCTGTCCACCATTGTCTTTAATTTTAATCTCAACAGATGCGGCCAGTACGTGGGAGAAAATCCCTCTGCTGACCTATTGACATCTTCCACTACGTAAAATCTCTTCAGGGCTATGGGTATGCTGGCATCCAGACTGTAATCGTCCTTGAGGTTTGGAAATTCGACCACGTCTCCACTCATGGGCTTCCTGCCCAATCTCTCCACCACGTCATTGAGATGCACAGTCAAAAACAATGTATCATTCTGCAGAAACATGCCAAATTGGCTGAGATTGAAGTCAGTGTCCTGCACGTTGTATATGCCCCTGATGGTGTATATGTCAGCGTCATATTTGCGATCCCTATTTTCTAGAAACAACAGATCCTGTATGGTTCTCTCGCCCAGGGTGCTGGATGCCGGCAGCGTGGCGCTGGCGGGTCCATCCTTGTTGGTGGCACCTTGATCGTAGGTTCCTATGTACTTGTGGAGGAATATGTCCACTCCGCCCACTTGGAACATCTCATTTATGGTGCGATCAAAGAACCTGTAATCGTTGCCCTTTTCTGGCTTGTATATTGATAAACGTGGCATACTAACCATATTTATAGAAAACACTGCGGCCATAAATATCCATATGTCAGAGCTGCAAACAGGACAACAGGAAATTTTCGACTACGTCAAGACCAACCTAGGGGATGGCATGATCGACGTGGAATTGGACCCAAAACACTATCAAACGGCACTGGAAAGGGCGATCAATCGCTACAGGCAGAGATCCAGCAACGCAGTGGAAGAAAGCTATGCTTTTTTGGACCTGCAGATGAATCAGAACAAATACATTTTGCCCAATGAGATCATCAACGTCAGGGAGATATCAAGAGCCACAGTGGGATCACGCAGCGATGGACAGGGAGGCACATTGTTTGAGCCTTTCAACCTGGCCTACACCAATACCTATCTGTTGAGAGCAGGAGCGGCAGGCGGCCTGGCGACCTATTATGCCTTCGCCTCATACCAAGAATTAGTGGGCAAGATGTTTGGATCATTCATACAACATCATTATGACAACGCGACCAAGACCCTGACCATCACGCAGCGTCCCAGAGTGGACACAGAACGGGTGCTGCTGCACACTGACAATTTCAGACCTGATATCACTCTCATGAAAGACATCTACAGCAAACCATGGATCAGAGACTATGCGTTGGCGGTATGCAAGATTATGCTGGGAGAGGCCAGAGGAAAGTTTGGAACCATCGCTGGTCCACAGGGAGGCACCAGCCTCAACGGCGAAACGCTGAGACAGGACGGCATGGCCATGATGGAGAAACTGGACCAAGAGATTAACAATTTCGTGGACGGCGGCATGCCAACTAGTTTTATTATAGGTTAATTCTTTTAAACTTCAGATTAAATATATCCGATTATGGCTGACATAGGCATCAAGAAAATTCGAGACCTCACACTGGATGAACTGGAAGATCTAGTTACCGCGCTGGAAAACATGACCAAAGTTGCGGACAAGCACGCAATGCGTGAACAAATATTAAAGACCGCTATAAAAGTCAAGCAAGAGATTGCAAAAAGATTAAAAAACCTGTAATATACTTACATGCTGATAGGATTGGTAGGATTGATTGGATCTGGCAAGGACACCGTGGCGGATTTCTTGGTAAAGGATCATGGGTTCAAGCGAGACAGCTTTGCAAAGTCATTGAAGGATGCCGTCAGCGCAATATTTGGATGGGATAGACAATTGCTGGAAGGAGCCACACAGGAAAGCAGGATGTGGAGGGAGAGGATCGATCCCTACTGGAGCAACAAATTGAACAGGACCGTCACCCCAAGATACGTGCTGCAATATTGGGGCACTGAGATAATGCGAGGCTGCTTCCACGACAACATCTGGATAGATTCTTTCACTTCTCGCTACGACGGTGGCAAGATAGTGATCAGCGACACAAGATTCATAAACGAGATCAACACGATCAGAGCCCTGAAGGGCAAAGTTGTGTTGGTGCGAAGGGGACCCATACCCACGCAGGCGGAGATGCAGGAAAAGTCAGTGCATCAAAGCGAATGGGACTGGATCGGACAGCAGTTTGACCATGAGATAGATAACGCAGGAAATCTTGCGGAACTTAAGACGCAGGTGGATAGTATGATCAGCTGTCTACTTCCAAATCACCAATAGACCAACCCAATTCCTGCGTGCTTTTCAAACGCTGGCAATTGGAGCATATAGTTTTTAGATTGTAGACTGAGGTGTTGTTTTTATTGCCATCCACGTGGAACACATCCATCTGTGACTCATGAACAGACTTGAACCCACACAGCTCGCAACGAGGTTTCTTCCTGTAGCCGCTGAGGAACCAGCGTGTGGGTCCATTTACTCTGAGATTTTTTTCCTTGCGTATGCAGGTGTCGCACTGGCTGCGCCAGTATATCTTGGTGCCTTTTTTATAGCCGTAGGCCCTGGGTTTGGACCTGCATGTATTACATAGGGGTCTTTTCATCATAGTATTTACGTGCCCTATATAGGCACCAAAAATGTCAAGATAACGCCGCAAAAACAAGCATTAACAATAAATAAGTCAAGTTATACTTGCAAGGAGAACTAAAAATGGCATTAACATCACCAGGCGTAGAAGTCACAGTAATAAATGAGAGTTTCTATGTACCATCAGACGCAGGCACAACACCATTATTGATTGTGGCCTCAGCACAGGACAAATTAAACGGAGCCGGCACAGCAATTGCACCGGGCACAAAAACATCCAACGCAAACCAAGTATATCTTATATCTTCTCAGAGAGAACTTACAGAAACATTTGGAGATCCAAAATTTTACACAGACGCTGCCAACAATTCATTAAATGGCTACGAACTTAACGAGTACGGATTGCAAGCCGCTTACTCATTCCTGGGAATAGCTAACAGAGCTTTCATATTACGAGCAAATATCAACCTTTCGCAATTGGTGGGCACCACGACTGCTCCAACATCTGCGCCAAGCAATGGCAGCTATTGGTTTGACATATCAGCCACAGTGCCAGGCATATTTGAGTGGTCATCTACCGACCAAGCATTCTCGACCATCAGTCCTATCTACATCACAACGACCACGGATCTAGTTGGTTCTGTGACCTCAGGGGCACCAAAGACTTCAATAGGATCACAAGGACAGTATGCTGTCAACGTGACCAACAACTCAAACAAGATCTACTACAAGAACGCATCCAACGCATGGGTGCAAGTGGGTTCGGCCGCATGGGCAGGAGCACCTAACAAGCTGCTTCAGACATCACCACACTCTGAGAGACCAGAATGGAAGACCGCGGAAAACAATGCGCCAACAGGTTCAGTTTGGTTCAAGACGTCAACTCCCAACGCAGGGGCTGACATCATAGTAAAAAAATACAACAGCGCCACAGCCGCATGGTCAGTGGTTGACGCTCCTATGTACGCAGACAATCACACAGCTGTCTACAACATAGATCCAGTCAATGGCGGAACGGGCATATCAGCAGGAACATTGTACACACAGTTCAATGCCACTGAGCAGTCATTCACCAATGACGCCACTCCACGCTTGCTTGACTACACAATATTCAAATATGAAGGTGGCGTAACATCGATCACTTCTAAAAACTTAACACCAACATTCACAAGTTCGCATGCAATTAAAATACAGGAATCAGTCAAAGGTTCAGCCGCATTGGCTGCAGCCAAGACAGTGACACTGGGCGGCACAGATGCTGACGCTTTCGTGGCAGCTGTCAGCGCAGCAGGATTTGTAAATATTTCAGCAACTAAACTTTCCACAGGTGCTATCAAGATGACACACGCACTGGGCGGTGAGTTCAGAATGTACAACGTTTCCTCAGGCACTGCATTAGCCAACGCAGGATTTGGAACATCCAACGCACACGACTACGGTTCATACGAGTCCAACTCCGCAACCAAAGTGGACAACCTATATGTGACTCCGTTGGGACAACAAGAAGATTCAACAGACGCAGCAGTGGTCATGGCCAGCAACTTCAAGAGATTGAGCTATACTGCCTCTGCCAACGCACCTGCCAACGAGCCAACCAATGGAACGTTGTGGTACAACACTGGCCTAGAAGCCGACATCATGGTGCACAATGGCACCACATGGAAGGGATACCTACAGGTTTACGCTTCCACAGATCCCAATGGTCCTCAACTGACCGCTACCAAGCCAACCACACAGTCGGACGGCACGGCACTGGTGGCCAATGACCTATGGATCGACACATCAGATTTAGAAAATTATCCAAAAATATACAGATATGACACGTCACTGGCAGATGGCGCCAACTTCGTGTTGTTAGACAATTCAGACCAGACCACGGAAGCGGGAATAGTTTTCGCTGACGCTAGATGGCAGAATGACACAGACAAGGACGACACACTTGTGTCTGGTGGCGCAGGAACGGCCAGCACTATCGTGAGCCTTTTAAGTGATGATTTCATTGATCCAGACGCTCCGAATCCAGCGCTTTATCCAAAATCCATCCTGTTGTTCAACACCAGGAGATCAGGCAACAACGTCAAAGAATACAGGAACGCCTACGTGACCACAACTGCCTATCCGGGCAGTGGAGCATCAGGCAAGGGCAACATCAGATA